GGTGCCGGTGATCGGGTTCTGCTGCACCGGCCAGGGCTGGAAGTCCACTTGCTCGATCTGGTCGCCCAGTTGCGCGTCGGCGTAGTTGTCGGCGTAACTCCAGGTAGTCCCGGTATTGGGGATCGATGTGGCATACACCGGCGTGCCGTTGACGCTGGCTCCGACTCGCGCGATGTCTACCGTATCCACCTGCAGGTCCGTGCTACACGCCCCCGTCACTACCACCGGCATCCGCTCGGGGAACAGGCCACCTCGGTTGAGCGGACTCCAGGTACTCTGTGCGCCGGTGATAGTGGAGCGATAGCGGTAGCAATACTTGATCGGGTTGTCGGGATAGATCGATCCGGGGCAATTGGGGCCGTAGGTGCCGCCAATCCACCACGAATCGGCCGACATATTCACTGCCGCGCTGCAGGTCACTTCAACGCGAATAGCGGCGATGTTGGCCAGGGTGCGCGTCACGTCGGTGCCGACACGATTAGCCAGCAGCGTGGAAATCGGGATGAAGACTTCGCTCCATGCGCCGGAGCCGGTGGCTAGTTGCGTGCCGCCGGAGATGCCGCCCGCTGCCGCAATCTGGGCCTGCAGAGAAGCGATCTGCTGTGTGAGTTGGGTTGTCGGTAGACCTTCGGCGGCCATTTGTGCTTGCGCTAGCTGAATCTGTTGTACCGCCGAAGTCATCTGCGCCAGTTGCGCCGAAGTCACCTGCTGCGTCAGGGCGCCTTGCTGCGCCGCCAGCAGGCTTTGTGAGCCGGTCGAAGCCGCTTGCAGCACATTGGAAGTGATTTCCGCCCAGTAGTAGTTGTGCAGGAAGTCGTTGCTGACCCCATCCACGTCCAGCAAGATTCGCACCATCAGCAGATTCCCCGGCGTGTCGAAAGCCAAGCTGATGTGCATCCAATCGTCGGCGGTGATAGGGCGGTTGTTGATTTGCGACAGGTCCAAGGCGATGGTTTCGCTGATCGTGCCCACTTCGTTGGTGCTGCTGGTGGGCGTGAACAGCGCCGTAACGCAGCCGCCGGTGACGCTTTCCGCCGCGAGGTGGTTGGCTGTCAGGTACATCCGTGCGCTATCGTAAAACGCTACTGCTTCCGCCGCAGCGTGCGCGCCGGATGTCGAGCAGCGGAAACTGACGGCGTTATCTTCGCCCAAGGCTACAGAAAGCACCCGCACGAACTCGCTGCCCATCTGCACCAGCGAATCGCGGTCGAGCAGCGCGGTATTCGAGGTCAGCACGACGCAGCACGCGCCAGTCGTGCCCGAATCGTACTGGATAGCGGCAATCGTGGTGGCGTTGGTCGCGGCGGCCGGGATCATGTCGCTGATGACCGCCACCTCGGTGCCGATGCCGATCAGCGCACCCTTGGTCAACCAGTCCGTGGTGAGCGAACTGAAGGCCACACAAGCCCAGCCGGTGGTGCTGGAGTCGTACAGCACGGCGGCGGTAGTGGTCCCGGTCGGCACGCGCAAGGCGTCGGCGGGCGTTCCCGCAATCTCGCCCGCAGTCCATTCGGCAGCGGAATCGAAGTTATCCACCACTGAGTACAGTGGCGACCCCAGTTCGGCATCCGGCGGGCTGCCCGGCGGCGGCGTGCCCACGGCGAAACGCGTCCTATCGGCAGCTCGCACTTTGCTATAGCGCGCGCTGTCCGCCACGTACAAGAACGGTTGCACCGCCGCCAGCGGTTGGTAGGAAGCAAAAGTCAGCGGATTGCCGCTGTAGCCCGTGTCTGCCAGGACATTGCCCAGATACAGGTTGTAGCCCGCGCCGGAGAAAGTGTAGTTCACTCCGTTTGCGTTGAAGCCTCGCAGGCTGTGGATGGGATACGAGGAAGGGGCCAAGAACGGGGCGATGGCGGGTCGGATGCCCAGCGCTCCGTCTTGCGTCGGACGCACGTTGGTGCCGATGGCCAAGCGGTCGTCTGGCACGGCATCTATAGGGCAGTTGAGCTTGATGCCCTTCTGGGTGAAACGGCTTTGCTGACGCTTGTAGTCCATCAGGCCGTCTCCTCCGCCGGGGCCAGTTCATACGGTGTCTGCTGGTTTTCGAGCATCGTGACGGCCCGCAGGTTCTTCCAGTTGATGGCTTCGGCGCGCTCGCGCGAGGCATACGACTCGGCCACTTCCAGGAAGGAGCGGTACATCCCCATCGTGCCTTCAAACTCCGGGCCGGCCAGTTTGAAGCAAGCGGCGTGCTGGGCATTGTCGAGCAGCGCCGTCACAATATCGTTGGCCACAGCGAAACTGGTAGTACTGGGAGCCACACTGGCTGGCGAATTGCCAATACAATCCAGCGCTATTTCGTACACCTCGTCCGGAAGCGGCACCACTGCCACCAGATTGCGACCTCCGAGCGCGATAGTCTGCGGCGAGCCGGGGGTTAGATTGCGCCAGCCAGGCTGCCAGTGGTCGAGATTGAACAACGTCGAGGGCAACTGCTGCAATCCCAGCGGCCACGCCTGCAGCACGCACGGGAAACTTTTCAGCACACCCAAGGCCGAATGGAAACGCTGCTGCGCGTAATCGGCGCGGCGGTAATCGCGCGACTGAGCATCCTGCCGCAACACCGCCGCCAGCACTCCCCAAGTCAAGGCCCAAGTGGAATCGTCGGGCAACGCCAGTGTGACCGGGGTTCCCGCACTGTAGGCATAGCCCTGCGAGACAGTCAGCAGAAGCGACAGCGCGCCTTCGGCCAGCGGCGGCGGGATGAACTGCAACTGCAGCGGCGGGGTCACATCCAGCGCGTAAGCCTGCGGCGTAGTGGGGTTCTGTTGCCAGTTGTTCGACCAGCCGTAGCCGCTGATGTCGTCGCTGCGGTCGAGTAGGCTCCACAGGCCGGATGCGGCATCCTGCCACTCAGCGCGGTGGATCTGGATTGTGGCCGGATTCAGTAGCACGCGCCCTTGCGGCGGCGGCGGGCCGGGCAGCGTCTCCTCGTCGGCCACCATCAGCCGCGTCTCACCCAGGATGCGGTCTGTCTGCTCGCCCAGGGCGGCGGCCACGGCGTCAATGCTGAACTGGCCTGTGTTGATGTAGTCCCCGGACCCCGCGTATTCCAAGAGGTGATAGCCCACCTGGGCCAGAATGTCAGTGTCAAGAACCGAATTCTGGATTGCCGGGGAGGCAATGGCCGATAGATCGTAGAAAGGAGTGCCGGCCACGGTGGTGAGTATTAAACGCTCCCGCCAGTATCCGGTGAGCACCTGGAACTCCCGAATGGCGCTGCGAACAAGATAGTCCAATTCGTTCTGGACCCAGTAATCCTTCGCCGACAGATTGATCCCCAGGCGCTGCGCGAGCAGCGTCGTCAGCGATGCGATACTGACTGGGATCGTTGACGGTATCGCCATTTCTCATCGCTTCGAAGACCGCTTAACCGACTTCTTCTTACCGCGGCGCTTGACCACCGAATTGGCTGCGCGGATGGCTTGTCCCTCCGAATAGCCCCGTTCCAACATGCTATTGGAGACGTGCGCCCACTGGCGTTTGCTTTTGGCAGACTTCGCCTTCCGCGTGTGCCGCCGCGCTGATTTTGCCGTCCACGGCATACCCTACGCCTTTATGCTGGTGCCGGTCGGGAAAGCGCCCTTGCGACCCTCTATCGACTGCACGTCTTCGGTCACTTGAAAAGTCACCGGGCCAGCCGGCGCCGGAATCGTTTTGACCGGCTCGGGCCGCTGCTGCATCGGTGTCATCAGTTCCGAACCGGACGGTGCACCCAGCGCCACGCCGTCCTTGATACCGGGGTGCTCGCCGCCCTTGCCACCATCGGCGTAAGGCCGCGAACCCATCGGAGAACTCAGATCATTTGCCATATTGGCTCCTTTCAACTCATCTTACGCTAGGATGTGCCTCTCTCCACGCGGTATCTTCCCTGTCGTGCTCTTCGAGCTTGCCTCGTATATGGGCTTGGTCCTGAAGAACTTGAATTTGAGTCGCCCGGATGCTCTCCACTTGAACCTGTAACGAGAGAAGGGCATTCGCATTCAAGTCAATCTTGGTGTTTAGAGATCCCCAACTTAGCGAGATTGCCGCGATGAGCATGACAATCGTGATGATGTGTCCCGCGCCGATTTTCCATTCAATTTGAGGCATATTTAAGTCCAGTAAAGAACGTGGCTTTGTAGGTAGTCGGCGTCAATCGGACCAGACAGATCCGGCCCGTGGCTCTCGTCGATCACCTTGCTGTCGAAAATCGCGTTGTCATTCTGCTGATCCCCTCGCAGCAGATCCACAAACTGTGCTTCCACCGTCCGCATTTTCTGGAGATGAAAGGCCTTCACCTTAATGTCCACATTCGGCTGATTGGCCACCAGGTCGTGCGCGTAGTATCTGGCGCGAGCCAGGATCGTCGCATCGCTGATCTGCTGCGGCAGCACGGCCGTAGGGGTCGCCGCCAAGTCGCCGTTAGTCATGTACTCCAGGATGTAGCCCAGGGCCTGCACCGGATGGCCTAGCCCCAACTCGAATCGCGGTCGCTGCTGCGTGTCGTTGGGGACGGTCACATAGTCCTTGCCCACTACCCACGTCGGCCAGCCGTAAGAAGTGCGCTGCGGGTCGCGCAGATCAAGTTCCTTCTGTGTGCGAAACATATTCTCGTAGCGGAAACGGTAGCCCGAGATAGGGTCCACAATCGACATCCAACGCTTGAAGTCGATGGCCGGCGCGGGCATGTAGGGCTGGTAGATCATGTACGATCCCCCGGCGCCGCCCGTCTCCGCATAGGGCCGGTCCAAGGTGATTGTGCTCGCGCCGTCGTAGACGATGATGTTGTAGATCGGTCCGCCGGTCACGCGGAATTGGCGCAGCGTGATCGGGCTTTGCGGAGCGGCGGGCAGCGCAATCGCCAGCCACAGCGCGGAGGCGGTGGCGTCGCCGACTACGGATGCAGAGAATTGGGTCGTGGTCACGTGCCCGCCATTGATTGGCGAGGGGGTGAACCACGACCCGTTGCCCTTGTTGAACGACCAGTCGCGCGAGTCGCGGATATCCTTGTAGGCCCGCTGGACAAGCGGCAGGCAAGCCAGCGGGTCAAGATCGGAGTGCCAGGACTTCAACTCCGCCGCAAGTTGCGCGAGTGTGCTCACGGCGTCTCACCCCGTGAGTGTGTTGATCCACAGTTTGACGTATTCGCCGCTGAGGTCGGTGCCCGTGACGGCTTCTGTGTAAGCGGTCTGCGACTGGCCGCCAGCAGTGCCGGTGACTAGCGCAATCCACTTCAGGACGTACTTAGCTTCGGAAACGCGGATCGGCAGCACCAGGTAGTTGCCCGTCCACGACACGGCAACCTCGATGCTGACGATCATGTTGACGCCGATAGTTGCCGCGGCTAGTGGGTCTCCGTTGGAGACGTTGCCGCCGGAAGCTACTGGCGTTGTCCCGACCCGCGTGTAACTCGACGGGCCGGTCCAAAGTCCTCGGCAATACGGTTCATTGCCGGACGGGGCAAGGGCGCGGGGAAAGGAAGAAAACGCCATACGTCCCTCCTTACACCACGTCGGGGATGCCGCGCAGCAGCACCAGGGTTGTGCCGCCGGTCGTCGGAGCGCCGAGCGCCACGCCGATCAGGGCCTTGAGAATGGTCGTAGTGACCGTCACGCCGTCGTTGGCGTTGAGCGCCAATCCCGAAGAGGCGTCCAGATACACCAGATCGCCGTCCACCGGGGTGCCGGTGAGCGTGGTGAACTTCACTTTCACTTTCCCCTTGGTCTGAATCCAGCCGTAGTACCCGGCTGTGATGACGTTCAGGAAGATGCCCGCAATGCGGCCCGTGCGCAGCGCCGAGTTGCCGTCCGTGGTGACAGTGTAGTTTTCGAAACAGGTCGTGAGCTGATCGTAGGCCCACACCGCCGGCCGGCCAACCGTCACTGCGGCCGAAGCGCTGGCGTACAGCCGCACGTACTGGAAGCAGCCGCCGTACAGCGTGCCAACCGCCGTGTCGTAGCGCACGCCGCCGGCATTGCCGTCCAGCCACACGCGCGCACCGAGTTGCGCGGCGTATGTCGCTGCACCGCTGATAGAAGCCTGGCCGCCGGCTACCGCGTCGTTGATGTCGTTCAGCGCCGGGTAGGTGGTCCTGGAAATCGCTTGAGAAGGCCCATTGGGCATGTTGAGTTTACTCCTTTTCTTTCTGAGGAGGCGCCTCAGCTAAGTCCTTACGCAGCAATCCCGTAGAACTGCTTTTGATGCCGCGGGCTGGTGCAAACCAGATTCAGCGCGGCATGGGTGCGCGCAACCACCTTGGTGGAATCCTGCGCCGGGTAGAAGCCCCACAGCCCGAACTGATAGCGCGGGCTGGCCGACAGCCGGAGCTGCCACTTGCGGGTATTGAACCAGCAGAAAACCTCGCCTACCGTGGCCACCGCAGTCGCCACCGGCAGGTTGGAGGCCGTGGCACAGCCGGACGGGACGGTGAAGGTCGAGGTCAGGTAATTGCCTAGCACCGGGTCGTTGACGCCGTAAACGGACGACGGGAAGTAGTCGTCGGGGAAGATGACCGCATCGTTCATCTTGACTCCGGTGACACCCCAGATGGCATCCTGCGCCGTGACCAGTTCGCCGCGCTGCAGCGGCTGGATCTTTTCCTTGATATAGGCGAAGGCGCGCTTGGTGGTCACGCCTAGGTCCGGCCGCTCGCGGCCGATTGAGGCATCCCAATAGCCTTCCTCCAGGACCGAGTACGTGATCGGCCCGCCCTTGGATGTGCCTGCCGCCGCAGTCGTCGAGTCGCCGCAGTAGCGGGGGATAGAGTTCAGCGTCGAGCCGATGGCGGCGTTGCGCGTCTGGCCGCCGTAGCTGGTGAAGTACGAGCCGTCCCAGCCGGGGGTGGCGCCGTCGTTCATGGCCTCAATCCAGCCATTGATGTCGTAAGGCCGCGTGCCCACGACGCCGGTGGTGGCGGAAGTCTGGCCATGCAGCGACATCGCAATCGCTACTTGCGCGCAGATGGAGTTCATCATGTTCGCCGTGTTGAGGCTCAACAGGCTGAACACGGCGTTTGGCCCGACGTTCATCACGTCGATGTTCTCCATGTACTCGGGGTAGATCGACACGTAATACTTCGGGTCGAACCGAGTGCCTGCGATTGTCTGCACCTTGTCCAGGTTGAACTGCGCGCCAATCCCGTAGGAGTTGGTCAGCAGCGGTGCATACAGGAATGTTTGCTGCATCGTCGAGCCACCGCCAAACGTCGCCAGACAGTGGTCTCGGATGTAAGCGAGAAAAGGTACGTCGTTGAAAAAATTATCCTGCACAACTGCCGGATAAATCTCATACAACGTAGTTGCGGATAGCTCGTCCAATGCCGGATCAGCCATGTTCTTTCCTCATTTAACCGTTCTGGCCGGACGGGCTTGCTGGCCTCGCTCGGCGGGTTTACGTCTCGCGCCGGGCCGCGCCCGACGCATATTTGCCTGACATCATCGCTTCGGTGGCGCGCTGCACCGCCTCGGCCATGTTCCGTGTCCGGTCGTTGCTGGTGTTCTTGTTGGCTGAGGCGGCGAAGATCGGGCTAGGCGCGGCCGGCACTCCGAAGGGCGCCGCCGCCCGCTTGCTCGCATCCTGCTCGAATTTGGTGCGCGCCCGTGCTTCGCCTTCGAGCCGGTAGCGTTCGGCCACGATCTCTTCTTCCTTCTGGGTGGCGCCGAACAGGTTATCCCAAACCTGGGTCGGCTTCTGGCGCAATTCCTTGGCCTTGCTCCAGACGGCTTTCATGTCCAGCGGCTTGTCGGGGAACAACTGCGCGTGCCTCACGGCAATGTCCTGAAACTCCAACTGCAGTTCCGGCAGCGCCTGGAACAATCCTTCCAGGTCGTCCATCCGCTTACCCAGAGCGGGATCAACGGCGGGCGGCTGCTGCACGGGTTCCGGCTTTCTGGTGGGCGCTGGACCGGGGGTATGATCCCCGAAAATCTCCTTGGTCAGCGGCACGCCATAGGTCGCTTCGGCGGTCTTGGCCCGCGCCAGCGCCTCGGCCAGCACCATGTCGGCGGCTTCGCGCTGCTTCTGGGCCTCCAAAAACTGCTCCGTCATGCGCGTCCGCTCGGTTTCCAGGCCGGCGGCCTGTTCGGCGACACGCTGTTTTTCTGCGGCCAGCTCGGCTTTGCCGAGGTTCATCTTGCGATCAAACTCGTTCTGGCGCAAACCATGCTCCAGCGAGTGCTGCAAGGCCGTGGCTATCTTTTCGTCCTTGATGATCTCTTCCGCCTTGGCCGGATCGACCCCGGCGGCTGTGAGTTCCTTAACGACGGTTTCGAATGGCATCTTTCAACTCCTTCCCTTGCGGGCTGCGGATACTACGGACTGCGCCAGCGCCTCGTGGGAAATCATCCCATTGCTCCGGTGGAGGGCTGGCTTTCCGACATGGAAGAACCAACGATTTCGACCAGCAGTTTGGTCAGGTTCCGTTTCAACTCCAGCACCGATTTCGATGCCGCCGGAAACTGTCTCGAAATCCCGTCAAGAGCGGTGCCTAGACCCTGGATCTGTACGCTGACAGCCTGGATCTGCTGGCGCCGCATCTGCTCCGCGTTGAGTTGCGCGGTGCTGGCCTCGTTCACGCCCAGCGCGGACTTGTAGTCCTGCAGGCCGGAACCGGACGGCGCTGCCTGGGGCTGCGGGGAGGCGAAGGGAGTTTGTGGGCTGGTCATAGAGTTGACACCAGCGGCTAACGCTTCGAGCCTCTCTTGCGGAGGGCTTTCTTCGCCGACTTCATCGGCGTGTTGAGTTTGGTCGCTTTGCTCATGTTTCGCACCACTGCGTTCGATTGGGGCGACTGCGCGCGGACGCCGCCGCCCCGCGTTTACCCTTGCTTCGGTAGGGGACCGAACCTGTTACGGTTCGCTCGTTCTACGCGGAGCAGGTTGGCCTACTTCTTGCCGCGCTTGTGGCCACGCTTCCGGCGATCACAAATAGTGTTCAGAGGGATCATCGAGGCAGCTCCTTTCCGGCAGCGGGCAAACAAAAACGGCGCCCCCGGCTTTCACCGGAAGCGCCGCTGTTTTCACAAACCCGTTGCGCTAATCCTTCAAACCTAGACTATGCCTGTATGTTTTGTTCTGTCAACCCCTTTCGGCGGTCTCCACGCGGCGCCGGGGCTGGAAAGGGCTTCGGGCGCACCTCCCAGACGATCCGCCCGGCGGGCGTTCCCTGGCTGAAATTGATCTCCAGTTTGCCGGTCAACTTGCGTTGCGCGATAGTCTGGATCGTCTCGCGCAGTTCGTGGGCTGAAAACAGCAGGCGAATCATGTTAACTCGTCTTAACGGTAGATCTTGTCCCTTGATCTTTTTGCGCAATCGAGGGCGGTTTGCGATTTACATTGGGCCGCCCCGGCCCGCCGCCATCGCCCTGCTGTCCCACGCTGAGGTCTTCCTGCAAGGCGTGCATCCATTCCTGCTCGACCTCCCACTTCTCTGGCTCGGTGACTGGAGGTTTGCCATTACGCATCGCGGGCAGTTCGCCCATATTGAGGCCCAAGCCCTTGCCAATGGTATGAGCCGAAACCGTAACGCCCGCCTTCTTAGCCTGCATCAGAATCAGGTTGCGTCCGATTCTCGACACCTGCGCCTGGCTGTACGGCTCAATCACATATGAAAGCTGTTTGATTGTCCAGCGCACCCGTTCCCACTGGGTGTAGATCGACGAGCCAGCGCGCGGATCTTCGCCCGGCAGATGCGAGGGGATGAGTTCGCCGGGACGAAAATCGATCATCTCCTGGACCGCGCCATCTTCGCCCAGCAGGTGGAACACCTTCTGCGAATCCCAGAATTGCAGCGCCAGCGGGTAGAACAGAGCGTCCAGTTCCTGCGTGGCGACCTCGCCGCCGCGGGCGATGTCCTGCACTACCGGGCCGGCCTGTTCCAGGATCTTTTCGATGGAATCGGCGCTGGGCACCTGCTTAGCCTTGGCCACCGCCATCAGATCCTTAACCACGCTCAGGTTGTCCAGATTCTCAAACAGCAGCGAGACGACCTGCAGAATCCACTGCGGGACGTCCCAATGCTGCACCGGCAGCAACGGCTCGATAGGGTTGCCCATGCCACTGCTGACTTCGACCGTCTGCCCTGGCTTGCGGGTGTTGATGCGCGCCATCGCCGTTTTGTCGATCAGGTTGGGGTCGTGCTTCAGCGGCGGCTGCAGGCGCACCAGCACGCTATCCACCACCGCCCGCAGAATCTGGTTGATGGCTTTCTGAATCCGCCAAGTATCCTGAACGATAGAGTGGCCCAGGTACTCCCAGGCGTAATCGTCGAAGCGCATCGGCACTAGCGGCACACGACCGTGCAGGAACGGGCTGGTGCCGTCCTTGAGGATGCAGGTATCGGTCCAGATCACCCGGCGCCGCAGCGGGAACAGGCGCGCATCGTCCTCGTCGGCGGGCTTCATAATCATCTTGCCCTGCAGGTCGCGCACGCCGGCCGGGATCATCTGCCCCACGAACGGCACTTCGTACTGCCAACTGGTCCCTGGATCGCCCATCGGGATGCGCCGCCCGGTGTTGTTTACGGAAGTGTCCATGATGTAGGTGGTGTAAACGTCCACCACCGGCATCTGGCGTCCGAAGGAGCGTTGTGGGGTGTCGAGGTTTCCCAGCACTCCATTGGGGTTGCCTACCGCGCGCTTCATGCGATCCCAAGCGCGGCCGATCCAACCCGGTACGCTACGTGAAGGCTCAATCTTATGCTGCAATGCGGGATAGGCCGCGAGCACCAGGTGCAGCGGCACCTCTTCGCAGACTGTGACGGCATACGCTTTCTGCAAATCGAAGTCCTCGGTCAGCATGACCGGAAGAACATCGGACGGGCCATGCACCTTGCAGGCGATTTCGCCGTCGCCGAACCCGTAGAAATTGTTGTCCCACCACAGTTCCAGATAGGCCGTGCCGAGACCACAGGCGTACTGGCAGCCTTGACGGTACTTGCGATCCTGCTTGGTGACGATCCACCACAGGTTTTTCATCTTGTTGAGCCGGTCCACACTGACTGCGGCCTCTTTCTTCTTCGTCACCGCCTGGCCGGCTGGCTTGAGGTTCGACACCGTGGCCACCAAATCGCGGAAATTGCGCTTGATGCGGTTGACGTGTACCGTGGAATAGCCGGTCAGTTTCTGCGGCATGTTGTCGCCCGACAGAATCTCGTAGGCGCGCGGCAACTCCGCCCAGGCGGGCTGTGATTCGATGAACGCGCGGCCCATGTCGCGCAGTTCCTTCATTCGCCCCAGTGTCAGTTCCTGGATGCCGTCTTTGTTGGCCAGCGTATCGAGGTACGACGGCGCTTCGTAAAGATCGCGGTCAAAAGGCATTTACTTTCTTCCTCTCCCAAGCCCGTCAGGTCCACGATAGGGTTCCCTGTTTGAGGCGTCGAATTCCAGCGCCTGCAGATAGAAGGCTCCGCGCCACTGGGGACGCGGTTTCTGGTTGTTTTGATCCATTGCGAAGCGGGCGAAGTCGCGTTGCGCCGGAGACATCGACTGCATCCGGTCACGCAGTGCCGAGCGACAGGCGGCTGTGTTTATCTCGCTGAGCCGGTCCTTGCCAATCTGTACCCGCTCCCATTTCTCGCGCTCCTCGCGTTCGATTTCGCGGACGATGCGGCGTTTCTCGTGCGTCTCCTGGACTTCGATGCGCTCGTATTCGGCGGGCATCTTGGCCCCGCGCTGACCGGGGAGGGTGTACGTTCCGTCAGGCCGCTTCCAGAACTCAGTCGGTTCCGGCGCCCAGTCCTCGCCCGTGCCGATAAACTCCAGTTGCACCTCGCAGGCGGCACAGCACAGATGCCTGTTTTTTCTGAACCAGTGCCGCCCTTCGTGCCCGCAGGCTTCGCAGACGTACAGCACGCGGTCGCTCATAACTCCGCCTCCATCTGGTCCAACGCGCCGGGGTGGGAGACGCTATACTGCGTCCCGAAAAATTCCGTTAGCCGGCTGGCGCCCGCCCGCTCCTCGCCCGGCAGGATGATCCGCGGCTCCTCGCGCGACCCCAGATTGGCGTCAATGTAGCGCAGCGGGCCGTCAGACTGCCGCTTCTGTCGTAAGTAACTGATGCTTTGGGCCTTGCCAGTCACTTCCAGAATATGCAGCGACAGATAGATGATTCCCAACGCCATGAAGCGGTCGTCCTTCTGGCCGCTCTCGGCGCGCATGGCCTGCACATCTTCGTCGCGGTGCAGGGCTTGCATCTCGCGCACAAACTCGGGGCTGTTGATG